TGTACGCGGAATACGAAGAATATTACCCGCCCGACACGGCGGCGGCATTTATCTGGCTGAAGAACCGTGCAGGTTGGCGCGACAGACAGGACGTCCAGCATACGGGGGCCATCGCTATTGAGTTCACCGGCGATTTCGACGGCCTCTAAGATACGGCTGAACACCAAGCAACGCGAGGCTATTGCGCTGGCCAAGGAAGCGTGGCATCTCCTGCTCTACGGCGGGACACGAAGCGGGAAAACGTTCGTGCTCCTGCTCATCATATTTTATCGGGCGGCTCGGTATCCGGGGTCGCGTCATCTCGTTGCGAGGTTCCGGTTCAATCACGCGAAAGTCTCGATATGGATGGATACGATACCTGCGGTCGTTCGGGCGCTCGTGATACCGAGGCACGGGTACGAGATGCACGAGACCGATCACTATGTGGCGCTGGCCAACGGCTCGGAGATATGGGTCGACGGATTGGATGACAAAGATCGGGTCGAAAAGATTCTTGGGCGTGAGTATGCAACGGTATTTTTTAATGAGGTTTCGCAGATTCCCTATCCGTCCGTAGAGACGGTTCTGACGCGGCTCGCGCAGAAAATCGAAGGCTGCCGAACGCTCGCCGTATACGACGAAAACCCGGCCACGCGTCGCCACTGGTCGTACAAGCAATTCGTCCAGAAGATAGATCCGGACACGGATGCACCGCTCGCTTATCCCGGTCGCTACAAATCTCTCGCGATTAATCCTGAGGACAATCGGGACAATCTCCCGAATGAATTCTTCGACACGCTTGATGCACTGTCGGGGCCACGGCGTAAGCGGTTCCGCGACGGTTTATTCCAGGATTTTCAAGGCGCCGTGTTCCGGAATTGGGACGTGGTCGAGGCCATACCCGAGGAAATAATCTCGCGAGGAAGGACGAGTTATGGTTTGGATTTTGGATTTTCCGTCGATCCGTCAGTGGTGGTATTCATCGTCGAATACGACAGAGAGTTGTGGATTGATCAGTTGTTGTATGAGACGCAACTGACGAATCAGCAGCTGGCCGCATTGATGTTTCCCATGGTAAGTCAGTCCGTCGTGTGGGCGGACTCGGCGGAGCCGAAGAGCATAGCAGAATTGCGCGCGGCGGGACTGATCGTTACCCCAGCTGCGAAAGGGCCCGATTCGGTACGGTCGGGGCTAGATTGGCTGCTGTCATATTCAGCGATACATGTGACGGCTCGGTCCGTTGATCTGCAAAACGAGCTCGATCAATACGCGTGGAAAGCCGACAGAGACGGGCGGCCTCTGCCCGAGCCGGTCGATGCGTTCAACCATGGCATCGACGCTATCAGATATGCGGGCGAGCCGCTGCGTCCGAGTCGTGCAGTGGCGAGAATACGGAGACTGTAATGAGCGTCCGTGATTGGATTGCCGCCAGAATGAACCTCGTGCCCAAAGAGAAAATCTTCCCTCCGGTGACGGAGGGATGGACGCTTACGAGTCCCTTGGCGCCGCTACTCGGTTACACCGGCTCGGCGGAGCACAAAGTCACCCAGCCGATGAAACAGATCGCCGCGGTGTATGCGTGCGTAGCCGCGAAAGCCCGGAACATCGGCGGCGTCGAGTTCAAATTGTATCCAAAGGCGGCGGCCCGAGGGATTCGTCACTTCGGCAGCGTCGTCCAGAAGATGGCGCACCTGAAACAAATCGAGCAGGAAGAGATCACCTCCGGCCCGATTTACGAATTATTCCAGGACGTGAATGCAATAGATACGCGGTTCCAGCTCTGGGAGCAGATTATCACGTATCTCGAGTTGACGGGTGAGTGGTTCGTGCGACGAGACGAGCAGAGCACACAGGGCGGCGTGCCTGCGAGTCTGTGGCCGGAGAATCCGAGAACAATGGAGCCCGCGAAAAACGGCACGACCTGGATAGGGTGGTGGTGGACTCCGGAGGGGGAGAGCGAGAGAAAGTTTCTCTCCACGAAGGATGTGATATTCGATCGCTACGTCAATCCGTACCACAAGATACGCGGGCTCGCCCCGCTCGATGCGGCGCGGCTGACGATGGAGAGCGACCTAAATGCCCGCGTGTACAACCGCAATTTCTTTCGAAACGATGGGACGCCGAATATCGCGTTCATAACCAAGGACGGATCGCAACTGACGGACGCGCAATTCAAGCGGCTGCAGCACGAGCTATTGGAGAGCCGCCGCGGCGTGGACAAGGCGCACGAAAATATCATCCTTGAAAACATGGATGTGAAACAAGTCGGGCTCAGTCAAAAGGACATCGAGTTCATTTCGCAACGCAAGTTCACGACCGAAGAGATCTGCATGATTTATCACACCCCGAAATCTATCGTTAGCGTGTACGAGGACACGAATTACGCGACCGCGCAAATAGCGGAACAGCAATGGTGGACCGACGAGCTTATTCCTCACATGACAAGAATTGAGGACAAGTTCAACAAAGAGCTTTTGGGCCCGCTTGGGTACGTAGGATATTTTGACGTTATGCACGTAGACGCCCTTGCGTTTGCGATCACCAACCGAGTAGATGCGGCGACGAAACTATGGAGTATCGGGGTCCCACTGAACGCTATCAACGACCGACTGGAGTTCGGGTTTGATCATTTCGACTGGGGGGATGCGCCCAGTCCCGTGAGCCAGGGGGCCTCGGTCGCCCAGGCGCCGCCGCCGGGGAGAATGTACCGCTCGATTGGGACGAAGGACGTGACGGACTCTCGAGCGATGATCGAGGCCGCGCGGGAAAAACAGTGGACCGATGTTATGATGCGAGTGTTGCCGATCATGGGCAGGATGACGCGCAGGGTGCGGACATATTTCCATGAGGCCGAACAGAGGATCATCGCCACGTTCGTCAAGGGATTCAAGACGGGCGTGCCGAAGATCGTTAAAGCGGCTCCTACCGCAGATGACATAAATAATGCTTTCAGCGATGACCAGCTTCTGAAAATCGAGTATGAGTTTCTAACTGAGGATGCCACGACCGGCTATAAAATGTTCGTCGACGTGGGCTTCAATGACCTTCCCGACGCGGTGGCTGCCGAGGTGGCGAAACGCGCCACGATGGTGAGCGAGATAAATAAGCATGCGCGCACCGACCTGCTCGAGGAAATACGTGATACACTGAGGCAGGCGACCGAGCAGGGTGCGAGCGAGCAGACAACGGCACGCATGTTGGTGGATGCGATGAAGGGCAAAATGGCGGAAATCACGCGACGCGCGAAAACCATTGCTCGCACGGAAGTGCACACGGCATTCAGCGTCGCGCGTCACATGGGGGCGGATAACACCAAGCCCACGGGCAAACGCTGGCTATCGTCGCGTGACAGCAAAGTGCGCGATGAGCATCACAGGGCGGACGACGGACAGGTGGTACCGTGGGACCAGCCGTTTCGGAACGGTCTTATGTATCCGATGGAGCCTGGGGCTGCGGCTTCCGAGGTAATTAATTGCCGGTGCGTAGAGATACCGATATACGGCAAGGAGTAGAGATATGGCGGTGACACTGAACAAAGCGGCGGTGGCCTTTGCGCAATCGAAGATAGATGCCGGAGACTACACGAAATCCTCATGGTCATGGGACGCCGCGGCGCGCCAGGCTCTGTTCGATGCGGAGGGGAGAGACTGGGCGAAGTTCGCACGGTGGTTCCTCGGCATCGATAGTGCGGCGGCAGACGAGACGTTCGGCCGCTATAAATATCCGGTAGGAAAAAGCGGGAAGGTTTATTCTCGAGCGCTTGCCAACGCTGCCGCCCGCGCGTCGGCTCAGAATTTGTCCGACGTTTCCTCGGCAGCGTCCGACCTGGTAGAGTACATCAACGACAAAGAAGAGGGGACCGGCGAGTCGGGAGACGAGGGGACGAATGAGCCTGCGGGCCGGTCAATGATTGAATGGCAGCGGAGAATGGAGGAGGTCTTTTCCCGGGCCGTAGTCCAATCTGTGAAGGCGGAGAGTCAGGGCGATGGTGTGTTTACCGCTATCGCGACGACCGATCAGGTGGACCGTCAGCACGAACGAGTGATTCCGGCAGGGATAGTGAATCTCAAGGATTACCTGCGTGATAACCCGGTGGTGCTCTACGCTCATAACTGGATGGGGCTTCCAATCGGTCGGGCGGTTGCCGGGCGAGTGGTGGGCAACACGCTGGAGATAGACATCGAGTTCGCACAGACCGAGATGGGCAAGGAGATCCGATACCTCTACGAGAACAAGTTCCTCAACGCGTTTTCTATCGGGTTCCTACCGGTGGAGATGGAAGATAAATCAGACGTACCGACATATAGCAAGTGGGAGCTGCTGGAATTATCCAGCGTACCAATTCCGGCGAATGCCGGAGCGCTGGCCGTACGGCGGGCGCAAAAAGAAGGGCGAGAGTTGGCGATTGTGAAGTCGCTGATCGCGGCGCCCGCGACAACCCCGGCGCGGCAAAGCGAAATGGGTGAAGTGCGTGGGCTGAGGCGTATCGGACTCGGAATAGCCGATTCAGTTCTGCGAAGGAAAGAGACGTGAACAAAATAGAATTGCTGCGCAAGCTTATTGCGCAGGAAACCGACGAGGAGGAGTTGAGGAAACTCAATGACGAACTCGTCAAAGCGATTGAAAAAGAAGCGGCCGACAAAGCGCGCGCGGATGCCGATAAGGAAATCCTCGACTTGCAGGGCAAGCTCGAGCTCGCGACGGCAAAGGCAAGGTCGCATGGACTGCATTTTGAGGACGACCCGAAAGTCACCGAGGTCGCCGAGTACAAGGGATTCAATCTCAAGCGGGAAAAATCGCTGCTTATGAGCGATCCTCGCACGCCGCAGACGGTCCGGGAGCTATACAAGAGCGACCCGGAGCGCGCGGAGCGGATGGCAAAGTTCTGGGTCGACCTCATAGCGCGAGCGTACAGCAACCCGACGAAAGGAGGAGCAGCGCTTAAGGCGGCGCAGAGCGAAACCGATGCACTCGGAGGGTACCTCACGCCGCCCGAACAGCGCTCGGAGCTGCTCTACTATATCCGCGAGCGATCGGTGGCGATGGGACTGTGTACCCACATGCCGATGGTGAGCGACACCATGGACGTCAATGCGGAGAACGTCAAGGTGAATGTGGGATGGAATAGTGAGGCGGCGCAAGCGACCGAAACGTCCGCGACCTTCAGCCAAACTCGCCTGACCGCGAACCGGCTGGATGCGTATGTCAAATCGTCGAACGAACTGCTCGACGACGCGCTGGTACAAGGCGGACTGGTTGCTGATCTGGTGTCGCAGTTCACCGAGGCCGTCGGGCTCAAGATTGACTCGACAGTATTCCAGGGCACTGGGGACCCGTTCTCGGGAGTGTTCATCAGTAACGGGATATCGGCGGTATTCTCTTCGGGGTCGACCCATTTTTCCGCGCTCCTCGAATCGAATCTGCGGGATATCCTGGCGAAAATCAAACCGCAGTGGTTGAATCGGTTTCGCTGGATCATGAACCATTACGTTTTCTGGGATGTATTGGGAGGCGTCAAAGATCAGTACGGCCGGTACATGTTCCTCGACAATCAGCGTGGAGGTCCGATGCAGGTCTTGGGCTATCCGGTATCGCTCGCGACGCAGGCGCCAGGCGCGGCGGCCGACGCTGCGGGCCAGGGATTCATTGTCGGCGGCGATATGTCCGGGGTGATCATCGGAGATCGGTTGACGAACATACGGCTATTCGTCGATCCGTACAGTGCCAGCCTCAACTACCAGACGATCTTCCTCCTGTTCACCCGGTGGGGATTCGCCGATGTGTTGCCCGATTATCGCGGGCGTATCGTAACGGCGGCTTCGTAGAGAAATGAATCGCCTGAGGATCTGCCCGCAATGCAAGCGCGTCACGGATCTG